ATATTCTCTTTACGGGAGTTGTTCCAACTTATGACATGATAGTACCTGGCAACTCAACATCCGTAAGTGCCAATATTAGAACAGTTACTGGTACCAGTGTTGATGGAAATGAAACTTCTTTCTTGGATAATGGATTTGAGCCAGTTCAATTGAATAGTTTAAATCTTTTAGATACTTCCCGAATTGTATGCTCAAATGTAAATGAGTCAATATATTTGAGTTTCTTGCCTAGAAATAAATCATTTACTACAGGGATAACATTAAATACTGAAGACCAAAATCTCTCACCAATCATATACTTGGATACTGCGTTTACAGAGTTTACTAGCAATAGAATGAATAATCCGATTTCAGATTATGCTCAAGATAATAGAGTTAATTCTGTATTGGATGACCCACATGCTGCTGTATATGTTTCAAATACAGTTAATCTTGCTCAACCAGCATCGTCTCTGAAGGTGATACTATCCGCATATAGACATGCATCTGCAGACTTTAGAGTTCTTTATAGTCTTATTAGAGAAGACTCTAGTGAGGTTGGACAATCATTTGAATTATTCCCAGGATATAAAAATCTAAGGTTTGCTCCAGGATCTGCCGTTTTTGAAGTAATAGATCCTGCAAAAAATAATGGAGAACCCGATGTATTTGTCTCACCAAGTCTTGAGGGTCAATTTAGAGAATATGAGTTTACTGCTGAAAACTTAAATCTTTTCATTGGTTATACAATTAAGATTGTTATGTCTGGAACGAATTCTGCACAACCTCCAAGAATAAAAGAGTTAAGGAGTATTGCAATACGATGATTAAAGTAAAAGGGTATCAAAACTTATATCGTGATGAAAGAAGTGGTGCTATAATAAACTGTGACTCTGCAGCATATAATCAGTATGTAAAATCTCTCTCATATAGAGAAATTCAAAAGATGGAGATTGAAAAGATGAAAAATGACATTGAAGAAATAAAATTTCTTTTAAGGCAATTTTTAGAAAAGCAATAGTTCAAATAGTTTATAAATACTTAAAAACATATTTGTACAAATAATGGCAGTATATTCGGCAAATATTGTAATAGAACAGGGATTTGATTATAATAATATTTTTGTATTGGGAGATACAAGAACTGATACTGCACTAAATATTACTGGATATGGAGTAACATCACAATTGAGAAAAAGCTCTTCGAGTTCTTCATATGTTTCTTTTGCATCAACAATAATTGATGGTGAAGTTGGGGCTATACAAATATCATTATCTGATGAACAAACATTGTCTTTAAAGCCTGGACGTTATGTTTACGACATAATGTTAGAGGTTGGTGGTCTTGATTCTGGTGGAGCAAAATACAAAGCTGTTGAAGGAATGGCATTAGTAAGACCAGGAGTAACGCGATAATGGCAAACATTCCAGATAGAATTGGTGGACAAAATGTTATTAAAGTTTTATCTAATGTAAATTCATCAACAACAAAACTGGTAGATTTAAGTGATGTTGATGCATCATCCTTAGCGGATGGATATATTTTAGAATACAATGCAGATTCTTCCAATTTTATTACAACAGATTCTATAAGATTTTTAAGAAATGTTAATGTAACTGGAATTACAACAACATTTGAATTGGATGTAATTGGAGTAACAACATTTAGGGGCGATTTATTTGTAGGTGCAGATTTATATGTAAGAGAATATTTGATTTATGATCAATATTTTGATGGACCAAATGGAATAGGATATTTTGATAATGATGGTAAGTTAATTGGTGCAGCAAGCACAGAAAATGCTATAGATACTAGCAATTTTATATTAACTACAGTAGAACCTACAGGAATTCCTACTTGGACAAGTATTATTGATGGGGGAGAATACTAATGTCTAAACCAAGCACTAGACAAGAACTAATTGATTATTGTTTAAGAAGATTAGGATATCCAGTATTAGAAATTAATGTAGATGATGATCAAATAGATGACTTAGTTGATGATGCTCTTCAATATTTTCAAGAACGCCATTTTGATGGAGTTGAGAGAATGTATTTAAAATATAAAATAACTCAAGAAGATATCGATAGGGGTAGTGGAAAGGGTACGGGCGGTGTTGGAATTGTAACAACAACTGCATCTTCAACAACAGGAAATACATTTAATTTTTATGAAACCTCAAATTATATTCAAATCCCAGATAGTGTAATTGGAATTGAAAAGATATTTAAATTTGATAGCAGTTCAATTTCTGGTGGTATGTTTAGTATAAAATATCAATTATTTTTAAATGATCTATATTATTTTAATTCAGTAGAACTTTTACAATATTCTATGGTAAAATCATATCTTGAAGACATAGATTTTTTATTAACAACTGATAAACAAATAAGATTTAACAAAAGACAGAATAGATTATACTTAGATATTGACTGGAAATCTCAAAGTCCAGATAATTATATTGTGATTGACTGTTATAGAATTTTAGATCCCAATAAATTTACAAATGTATATAATGATAGTTTTTTAAAAATTTATCTAACTGCACTAATTAAAAAACAGTGGGGACAAAACTTAATCAAATTTAGTGGAGTAAAGCTTCCAGGTGGGATTGAATTGAACGGAAGAGAAATATATAATGATGCAGAGAGAGATTTGGAAAGTATTAAACAACGAATGTCATCTGAGTATGAACTTCCACCTTATGATATGATAGGTTAATTATGAGTTTAAATCCATATTTTCTTCAGGGATCTCCATCCGAACAAAATTTAATTCAAGATTTAATAAATGAACATTTAAAAATTTATGGAATAGAAGTATATTATATACCAAGAAAATTTATAAGAACTGATAATATATTAAAGGAAGTTCAATCCTCAAAATTTGATGATTCCTTTTTAATAGAATCTTATTTAAATAATTATGAAGGATCAAATCCTGGTAGTGATATAATGACAAAATTTGGAATAACTTTAAGAAAAGAAATATCTTTAACTATATCTAGAGAAAGATTTGAAGAATTTATAAGTCCCTTTTTGGAGGCGGATATTTCTGGTGAAAAAAATTATTCTGATGGTGGGAGTTATCTTTTTTCAACTAGACCAAAAGAAGGGGATTTAATTTATTTTCCACTGGGAGAAAGACTTTTTGAAATAAAATATGTTGAGTTTGAAAAACCATTTTATCAATTGGGAAAAAATTATACTTACGAATTGCAGTGTGAATTATTTGAATATGAAGATGAAGAAATTGATACTGATATTGAAGAGATTGAAAATGCTATGTCTGATACTGGTTATATAACGGACTTGAAATTGGTTGCTTTTGGTGGAACTGCAGAGTGTGAAGCAATTTTCATACCATATGGAAATCCTTTTTCTGGGGTTAATGAAGTTTTTATTATAAATGATGGGTATGGATATACGGAAGAACCTAAAGTAACAATAAGTCCACCACCACCAATTCCAAGTGAGTTTGATAGAAGCTCATTGCCTGGTGGAATTGGGGTTGAAGTTCCAGATGAGGCATATAAAGCTAAAGCAGTTGCAATAACAACATCAATAGGAGATGCAAAATCGATATCTCAAATTTTAATAACTAATGCTGGATATGGGTATACAGAACCTCCAACAATTACTATAAGTGGTGGTGGTGGATTTGGGGCTATTGCTACCTGTGGAATTTCTACTGGTATAATAACAAGAATACAGATAACTAATAAAGGAGATAGATACTATCAACCTCCAGAAATATCTATAGACTCTCCAGTGGGGGTAGGAAAAACTGCAACGGCAATATCTAAAATTTATAATGGAAGACTCTCTGAAGTTTTAATTACAAATGCAGGATCCGGATATACTTCAGCGCCAAATATTACAGTTTCACCTCCACCATCTGTAGGATTTGGAACCTATATTATTTCTGAAGAAGTTGTTGGTAGTGTTTCTGGAACTAAAGCTATCGTTAAATCTTGGATTAATCCTGGAGGAGATGTGGACAAAATATTAAGAGTATCTATAAATAGTGGAAAGTTTAATGAAGGTGAGACAATAGTTGGATCTAGTTCTTCAGCAATTTATACTTTAAAATCTTATGAATTAGATACCACAAATGATGATTATTCTAAAAATGATTTTATTGAAGAAGAATCCGATGAAATATTAGACTTTTCAGAATCTAACCCCTTCGGAACATACTAATGTTAGGAACTTATTTTTATCACGAAATTATTAGAAAAACAGTAGTTGCTTTTGGAACTTTATTTAATGATATATACATCAAACATAGAGATGATTCAAATAATGTAATTAGTGAAATTAGAGTTCCTATTTCTTATGGGCCATCCCAAAAGTTTTTATCTAAAATACAGCAACAGAGTGAATTAAGTAAGCCAGTTCAAATAACTCTTCCTAGAATATCATTTGAAATGTCATCAATTCAATATGATTCAACCAGAAAAGCTGGAGTTACTCAAACATTTAAAGCTTCAGATGGCAATAATTTAAAAAAAGTTTTTATGCCAGTTCCTTATAATGTTGGGTTTGACCTTAATATTTTTAGTAAATTAAATGATGATGCATTGCAAATTATTGAACAAATATTACCATTTTTTCAACCATCTTTTAATTTAACTATAGATTTAATTGATTCAATTGGTGAAAAGAGAGATATTCCTATTGTTCTTGACAACATAGATTTTCAAGATGATTATGAGGGATCTTTTCAGACAAGAAGAGCATTAATTTATACCTTAAGATTTACTGCAAAAACTTATCTCTTCGGTCCAATTAGTGACACTACTGATGGACTTATTAGAAAAGTTCAAGTTGATACATATAGTGGGACTGATACACAAACTGCTAAACGTGAAATGAGATATACAGTAACACCGGATCCCATAGATGCAAGTCCAGAAGATGATTTTGGATTTAATGAAAATTGGGATTTCTTACAAGATTCTAAAAAGTATAGTCCCACTAAAAAAGTAGATCTTTAAAAAAATGAATAATAATTATGATTCTATTGACAATGCTCTCAATATTAAGAGTGATATTGTTGATGTAGAAACTACAGATAAAGATATAGAATCTATTGAATCATCTATTAATGATATTCAAAAAGATTATGAGTATACTAGAGCTAATTTATATTCATTGATTGAAAAGGGTCAAGAGGCAATTAATGGCATAATGGAAATAGCGGGTGAAGGTGGAAGTCCTAGAGCATATGAGGTTGCGGGACAATTAATTAAAAGTGTATCAGACACCACTGATAAATTAATTGATTTGCAGAAAAAACTTAAGGATGTTGAAGAAAGTAGCAATAAAACAACGAATAATAATACAACTAATAATGCGATTTTTGTTGGATCAACTTCCGAGTTGTCAAAGTTATTAAAGCAAGGTTTTCTAAATAATAAAGAGTAAACTTGTTTTTTCTGGACAAAATGAATCAAGTTGAGGAAGGAACACTACATAAATGGTTTAAATCATCAAAATCCAAAGATGGTAAACCTGGATGGGTTAATGTTGTAACTGGAGGAACTTGTGCAAGTGATGAACCTGGAGAGGGAGTTCCAAAGTGCGTTTCTTCCAAAAAAAGAGCAAGTATGACTCCTAAACAAAGAAGATCTGCAGCAAGAAGAAAAAAAAGAAAAGATAGAAATCAGCAGAAAAAAAGAAATGCTGCAAAACCAACCTACGTTTCAACAGATAAACCAAAGAAAAAAAGAAAGAAAATGAACGAAGAAAAAAAGTATCCAGATCACGAACATTCAATGATTCGTTCAGAACTTCAGACGATCAGGAAAGCAGTTGATCGCCTTAAGAAAAAAATGAAAGGTGAGGGTAATGTAGAAGCTTGGGTTCAATCGAAAATTACAAAAGCGGCAGATTATATTGATAGTGCTGCGGATTATGTAGATAGTGGTGAACATAATGTTCACGGATCTATGGATGAGCAAAAGGATGTAAAAGGAAAAGGAAGTGGTAAAAAAGATGCTTGTTATAGAAAGGTAAAGGCGAGGTATGATGTATGGCCTTCTGCTTATGCCTCTGGTGCGCTTGTAAAGTGCCGTAAGGTGGGTGCAAGTAACTGGGGGAATAAATCAGAGTCTTATGAGTTTTCTAACTGGAGAGACGATTTTAAGGCGACTGAGTATGAGTTTATTAATGTTATTGAAGCAGAACCTTTGGTTACTGAGGCATCATTTGAAATTAAGCACACATCAGCAGATGTCAGAAAAGCAGAAAGGCAGAAAAAAATTGATGCATTAGCACAAAGAGGATCTACTGAAGGAGAAAGAAGTGCTGCTGCACGTAAAGCAGGAACTTCTTTACCTTCATTTAAAAAGGAAGAGGTTGACACCAGAAGAGCACCAGCAGAATTAGTTGCAAGACTGAGTGCTAGAAGAGAAGGTCAGATGGCACAAGATGGTCCTAACAAACCAGCATATGATGCTAAGCAAAGA